GGTAGACTCACCGGCCAGTTGTGCAGCCGCGCCAGCAGGAAGTGCGGCAGCAGTCTGGGCCACAGGTCTTACGGCCATCTGTTGCGATATTGCTCTAGCCAATGGGGTTGTTGCTTGCTTGGCCAATTGTTGCAAACCAGAAATTTGCGAGGCCGTGCTTCCAACTGCACCAACACCAGTTTGCAACATTCTTTGACCAGTTGTTTTTGCTTCTGGCACTCCAGCGCTTGTCAAAAGGTTTTGTATTCCTTGAGAGGGCGTTGTCAGTCTTCCGTATTGACCACCAGTTACTTGTTCCGCGCCAGAGGTTGCTAGATTTAAAAGTGAAGTTAAGGCATCAGCCGCAGGTAGAGCCAAGCCACCAGCAAGCATGCCAACAGGCCCAAATGGCGCACCCATTGCAGCGCCCAGCATGGGAGGCGCAAGACCGCGCAATGCAGCTCCAGCGTAGCTTCCTTGGTCTTGACTTGGTTCTGACCTTGAATTACGCCGTGGTTGCATTTGCGGAAAGACTCCAAAGGCAGCACCGCCAGATGGCGCGGCTTTTAAAACCTGTGCGGCAGCGCCTGGCCCGTATGTCTCATCAAACATTGCCGCAAGGTCAGGCCGTTGAGACAACAGATTGATGTCTTTTGCTGTTGGTTTTTTTTCTGCCATGATTAATTTCCACCAAATGGATTGCTTGGAACATACTGAAAGCCCCTAAGACTCTTGTTGTTTGCAAAGTAAAAGTTTTCTTGTTGCTGTGCAAAATCTTTTTGTCTTTTTGCCAGTGTTTCAATTTCCCTGAGTGCTGTTATTTTTGCTTCTTGGCTTACGCTTGGGTTCGCCAAGTCGCCAACAGCCTTGTCATATCTTTTTGCGTCTGCATCAGATGTGGGGCCGCTGAACTTTGGCGTTTTAAGAGCCAACTGCTGAGAAATTTGCACCAATTGGTCATTTGCTGTTTTGGCATCAGTTGTAAAACCAACAGCACCAGCCAGCCCTTTAATTCCCGATTCAATTTTGCCGCCATATGCTTGAGAAATAAGCGGAGCTGCTCTAGCCGCAAGAGATGCGCTATCTCCAGCAGATTTTGCTTCAGCCAAACTTTTTTGTATTTCGTCAAATTCTTTCTTTTGCGAATATGAAAACTGCTCAGGTTTGTTTGCTTCGGCTTGTTTGCGCAAATCATTACTTTGCTGCGCAATGCTTGCCTGCAATGCTCTTGCCTCTCTTGAAGCTGCCAATCCAGCATTTCGATATGCTTCCAAAGCATCCTGAGACTGCTTAAATTGAGCTTCCATTCTCACTCGGTTGGCTTCTTTTTCATCTTGCGACAAAGTAAATTGTTGCGCTCGTTGCGACATTTCTGCTAATTGCCGAACACGATCATCTGCTTTTTCTGGGTCAAGCACACCAGACGCAAAGCTACTTTCATATTGTTTTGCAACATTACGAATGTTTGCTGGAATCGTTTGATCTGCTGTAAATACAGTAAACGGATTGTCTGTTTGTGTACCTGCACTTGTAAACCCAGCCCTTCTCAGGTCTGGGACTAATTTTGCAATCTGCCCAAGACTCTCCAATGGATTTTTTGAAAGCATTGCCAATGCTTGCAACTTGTTGGGGTCGATGGTGAATGAAGTCTGGGCAGGTATTACGCCTTCACCCACTCGCTGCCCCATAACATCCTCACCATAAATCTCTTTTGCGGGAGTCGTGGTTCGTTGGAATACTTGCGGAAACAATTTTGACATTTGTGCCTGTCGTTCACGATCTGCCTTCGCTTCTTCCAACTTCTGGTTAAGCAACAGATCCTGCACCGACCCAGCACGCGCCTGCTGGTAGCCCTGCTGACCAGCTTGCAGAGCCGAGCCAAGGGCTTGGCCAAGACCGATGGGGGTGGTGCTGCGGCCACTGGCTTGCAGCAGTGCAGCAGCCGCCGCCAGCGTAGCGTTGCGGCCCATCAGCTTGCGCTGGTCTTCACTCAGCAGTGCGTCAAGACCAGTGGGCGTGCCGCCCTGCATGCCGCCAAACATGTTGCCAAAATTTGCAAAGTCAAATGGTGTTGACATTTTTATCCCCTTAACCTATTGCGCCCAAAAGACCACCAGCAATTGCGCCATAAGGGCCAAACAGTTGGCCGCCAGCCAAAGCACCACCCAAAGCACCGGATGCGACATTTCGGCTGTAAGGCGTTGACACACTGCCGCCCAAGTTGGCAGGGCTTGCTCCCAAGCTGGACTGGACAATGCCAAGTTTTTGCAGGCCGATGTTGCGGATAGCATCAAGCTGCTGCTGCTCAAAAGCCTGACGCGCACCGCCAAGTGCCATCACATTCTGGCCACCTTGGAGGTTTTGGCCACGGGCATATTGAGCCAACTGAGTCGCCTGACCAAAGCCTTGGTTGCGCAGGTTGGCTGACAGGTCAGCGGCTTGCTTGAGGGCAGCGGCATTGGTCAGTGAGGACTGCACACCTTGGCGTGAGCCACCAAAGGCTCTGGCCTGTGTAGCGGCCTGACGATCTCTCAAGTCTTGCATCTGGCGGCTTGACTCAATATCGCCAAGGCTGCGGTCAATAACCTCTTGCTGGTACGGATTCATAAACCCGCCAATTTCCTGACCAGTAAATGGGGTCAGGGATTGGTTGACGATCTGCTCTTCACCGGCTTGGTACAGGGGGTTGTAGCCGGCAAACTGCTGGACAGGCAATGCCCCTGCAACACCTTGAGCCTGCTGAAAGTTTGTGAGAAACGCACTCTTGATGTCAGGATCGATTGAAGTCGTTGATACTTGGTTTCCACCTTTAGACATTTTTTTCCCCTTAGCCGAGTAAAGATTTCATTTTTTTGGCAGGTATCTTGCCATCGTTGATCATGTCCAGCAGCCCTTGGCCGTACTTCTTGACCGCTGATTTTTTGATGACATACTCGCCAAGCTGCAAGTAGCCAGCACCCTCATCAGGGCCAGCAGGGTCGGGGCCAAATACATTGGAAACCAAACCGCCTTTAAAGTTGGCGTAGGATTCGCCGCTAGACTGAGTTTCAGAACCACTGTAGCCACCATAATCGCTAGCGCTGTAGCCGCCACCGCCAGTATCTGGTGCAGCATTCATTTGAGTCTCTTGACGAGCAGACAGATCATTTAGAGCCTGATTAACAGATTGCTGTTGAGCCTCTTGTTGCGCAGCCGCAGCATTGATTGCATCGGCCTCTGCTTGTGTAGCAAAGCCAAAGTCGTTTACGGGATTCACTCCAAAATATGTCCCTACATCCTGCACAGGTGCAGGTCGTTGCGATCCAAACATGGTATTAAGGCCGCTCATAAGCAAGCCCGTGGGACTCATTTTTGTGAGGCCCGTCAGAAAGTCGTTGAGCTGCTGATTACGCGCACTTTGCGCAGCAAACTCTTCTGGCGTAGTGGGAGCAATTGGCCCACTTGGGCCACCGCTGCCCCCACCGCCGCCAGAACCGCCGCCGTAGCCACCACCACCTTGGCCCAAGTTAATCAAACCTGAGCCACTCATGCGCCGGTAAAGTGCTGGGTCGTAGCCACCGATGGCAACACCTGCGCCCGTGTACGGGTTCATGGTTGGCGTCATTTGCCCCATGATTCGCTGGTACGGGGTAAGGGTAGTCGGTAAATTACCCAGTAGGGACTGCTGATATAACTCGTCAATTGTTGCCATTTACAACTCCTTTGCAAGTACAGACCACTGTGGGCTGTAACCTTCGTCTTTTAAAAATGTCTTTGCCCAGCCCTTGCGGCCTGCCAAAGTCACTCTGGTGCAGCCAATCGACTTGCCCCAGGATTCGATCATTGGTCGCATCCGTGAGAGTTCATCTAGGTCGCCACCAGCCAAGAAGTAATGCAAGTTCTTGAGTCGCGGGTAGACAATGATCTCTGTCAATACCACCGAGTTTGAGGCTGGCCACAACTGCAATCTGTGATCCTCAACCATCTCGGCAACATCGTCAAAATTATGTGTGCCTCCAGAGTATTCTAAAGCAGCCTCCACATGATGGCGCAGTCTCTTCAAGTGCTCAATATCACTCATCGCTTGCTGCTGGCCACTGCCTCCAGCCGCATCACCCCAATACGCCAATCGGCCAGCACCGCCCCCGTCACCTTGACATTGACCTGCCGCGCCGCAAACCGGACATCGGTAGGGTTGGCAGCCGTGTATGGCCCAAAGGTGGACTGAGCGCCTGTCGGGTAATTGCGGGTCTTGAACGAAACCACCGCCTCGCCCAAGGTCTGCTCATCTGGGACAACTTGCCGCACAGACATCAGATTGTCGCCGTTGCCAAGCTGCACCGGCCCAGACTCAGCGTAGACGCTGGCGCTGTCATAGGCAAAGCCCACCTCATGCTCGTAGATATAACCATCGGTTGACACCAGCAGCGGGTTGGTAAACACACCCGCATCAGTGCCGGCAGTACGGGCCAGTGAGCCTATGTTCCAGTGGTTTTCGCGGTAGTTGTAGGTGACATAGCTGTCATTCTCATTGCTGCCGCTGCTCGGGTAGTACCACCAGATCTCACCAAACTGGCTGTTGTGGACAGCGTAGACCTTGGATGCCTGGTTGTAGTTAATGTTGCTGAACACATAATCTGACACATCGCTTGGCAAAGGCTTGAGGTAGCCATCGTATGTCCAGAATCCACTCTTAGACATCCAGATGGCCGCCGTGTCGATGGCCGCCACAGCTTGAGCCGAAATCAGGCCGCAGCCAGAGCCGGCCTTCTCAAAGCCATAAACAAATGGTGCGCCAATGTACACCGCCGTGTGGACATCCACATCGGTAAACAGCAGGTTGACACCCTTGACGCGCTTGCCGGCAATCAATGTACCAACAGTGGCCAACTCGAAATCACCCGCCTGATTGGTGGCCAGTGGCGTCCAGACTGTATTGTCCTCTTGGTCGCACCACTGTACTTTGCGGGGGTTGCCACCAGCGCCAAGGGCAAACAGGATGCGCTCGGCAGTGACCAAAAGAGCCTTGTTGCCCGTTGGCGCGTTGGTGATCGCCGCAGCCAAGGTGGGTGTTGTAAACCCAAGCTGCCACTCGTAGAGCTTGCCGTCAGCGCTTGAGCAGGCCACCAGATACTCGCCCCATGTGTCAAGTGACCATGTCGTGGCCGGAATCAGCCCACCAAGATCAGGTCGGGCCACACCATAGGCAAAGGAGCCATAGGTGCTGTAGCCGTAGCCGGTCTTGATCGTGGCATCGGCAATGCCGGCGGTGATGCCGGTTGGTGTGATTTCCTTGAGTGTCCCCGCCTCGTTCATGGCGTACAGCTTGGATTGCGTGCCAGCGGCAATCCAGCGCTCGGCATCATTGGCGCGCCAAGTGATGAACCCTCTGCATAGACCCGTCATCTGGCTTGCCGAGCGCTTCCTCCAGCCGCCCATAGGCCGCAGGGTGTTCTCGTACCAGCGCACCAGATTTGCGTCATACCAGCGTCCTGCTGCTTGGTACTCCGTGCCGTTCCTGTAAATGCCTGGTGGTAGTTTGAGTGGGATGTACATGGCTATATGGTCGGTAGGTTGGACACAAATGTCATTGTCGCAATAAGTGAGGCTGTGGATGGGTAACTTCCTGATGCAGCATAGGTCTGAATGCTCACCTGAGTGCTGTCAGTCTCCCACCACAACTCAATATAGTCACTTGCGTTTAAGCTCACAAAATAATTCCAGCCAACTAAGGCATGGCCATTGACCGAGCCATGCTTGCTTGGCACTGCAAAAAATCCAGTAGAGCCGACAACCACAGTCCCATTGATCTTGAGCCAGACCCTTACATCGTGGTCTTGTGAGTCAGGGTTTTCAAACTGACCAGACCACTGCAAGTTCCAGATGCCAGAGTCAGCCACTGTGATCCGCGAACTGCTCGCCACACTCACGCCGTTGGCGTAGTCTGTGGTGTTCAGCGTCATGGCGTAGGCCGTATTGGCCAGCGCCGCCGTCTGGTCTACAGTGCTTTGAAACGCCCCGTAGGGATTGTTCATAAACTTGCCGCCCCTTGGCCCAAACAGTGAGCCAAGGACGGAAGTCAGTTTTCTGGCAAAAATGTTCAGTGCGCCGTTGTTCTCGTTCAAGTTCCGGCGTTCATACACCTCTGGTGGATAACCCAGAGGTGAGAGTGAAGGCGTCTCTAATTGTTGCTTGACATTGGCCATGAGGTGATTATTTCACTTATGCCATGTCTGCGCCTACTTTGCCAACTTCGGCAACCCTGCGACTCCAGCCCTTGCCAAAGGTCGGCCAGTGGGGCAGATCCATCAGGAATGACAGTCTGCGCTTGCCATAATCATCAACCAGATCGCCCTCAAATGCGGCCACAGCCTGCAAAGTCTTTGGGCCGATGCCGCCGTCAGGATCAACACCCACGCACGCTTGCAGCCACTTGGCAGCCCGACCTGGGCCGCTGTTCACTGCCGCATCAAAAACCACATAGTCCACGCCAGCCGGCAGCTCATCGCCCTTAACCTTGTCCCAATACTTGGACTTGTACATCGGGCCAACAGTCTCGGGGGTCAGGCCGCGCATGGTTTTTTCATCCACCTCATGCCCGACCCACTCCTCCCAGACCTTCTTGGTC